GTTTCTGAGGTTGTACCTCTTCGGAGCTGTAGTTGTGTTGCCATGATTTTTTATCCTTTGAAATTTTAAATTAAGCTGCTTGGAGGTCGTATGTGCCAGAGTCGAACGCGAGGTCACTTCTCACGCTTGCGCTGTGTTCGATGATGAATGCTGAAGGTGGCGTTAAGTCACTGCCAAAGTCGGTATCGCTACCAAGGTAAGTTGCCACCAAAGTGTTCGATTGGTCTACCTGTGAAGCCGCTAAGGTATTCGCTACGTCAGAAGCACTTGATGCCGCACTTGCGGCACTTGCCGCACTTGCGGCGGCTTCAGTTGTGGCTGTTGCCGCATTCGCCGATGCGTTCTGTACTGCCGTTATGTTGCTGCCTACCAAATTGATGTTCGTCAAGTTGGCTGTCACCGTAGCCGCACCAGATTGGGCGGTGGTGGCACTGGTTGATGCTGCGGTAGCAGAAGAAGAGGAAGCGTCCCGTGCAACTTCGGAGGCAGCTTTTGCGACCTCAGAGGCAGCCTGTGCATCCTCCGCACCCCCCTGTGCAACAACAGCCGCATCCTTCGCAGATGTAGCAGCGGTAGCCTGCTGGGTGGCATCACTTTCTGCTGCTTCTGCGGCAGCCTGTGCAACCACTGCCGCATCTTTGGCAGTGACTGTAGTGTTCTTCGCGGTCACCGCTAAGTCCTTGGCTGCGACAGAGTCAGTCTTGGCACTCAAAGAAGATGCAGCACTGTCAGCGGAAGCTGTGGCACTGTTTGAGGCATTGGTAGCCTGGGTGCTTGCTGTATCTTTGTGAGTCGAGGCCGTGGAGGCACTTGAGGCAGATGCATTCTGAGAGACAAGGGCAGCTGCCGCACTGGTTGAGGCACTGGTGACGGACGCTGCAATGTTAGAGACACTAGAGGCTGCTGCTGAGGCACTGCTAGAGGCTTCCCCGGCTTTCGTGGTCGCTGTAGCGGCACTGCTAGAGGCTTCCCCGGCTTTCGTGGAGGCGGTAGCGGCACTGGCAGCAGCTTCCCCGGCTTTTGTTGACGCTGTGGCGGCACTAGTAACTGCTGCACCGATAGTGTTCGAGCCTGCCAGGTCAGCAGCTACTGCTTCAACCTTTGTCTTGTAGGTGTCGTTGGCTACTGTTTCTACTTTAGCTTTGTATGCTGTGGCGGCAACAGTCTCAATGTCTTCCTTGTAGGCTGTGGCTGCGACAATGCCTATTTCATCTTTGTATGCGGTAGTGGCAACAGTTTCAATGTCTTCCTTGTAGGCTGTGGCAGCTACGGTATCAACATCAGACTCCATACCTGCAACAGTGGTAATGTCTGCCATGTTCCCGGCTACTGTGCCGATATCGTCATCACCACTGAGGTCGGTGGCTACGGTGACTACTGACGCATTGTTTGCAGTAGAAGCAGAGCTTGCAGCCGCTACAGCACTGTCTGCCGCCTCGTCTGCTTTTGTAGACGCTGCGGTAGCAGAGTCAGCAGCCTCGGTTGCGGAAGCAGCCGCAGCATTCTTGGAGCTTTCGACTGCATCGGCTTCGACTGTGGTTACACCAGAGTCAGCATAGAATGAGCTTGAGGACATTAGGTTTTTCTCCGCAAATTATAGGGTGTACGAGGGACGTATGCGTTGCAACGTGCCACTGGTCTCGGCATCGTTGGCTTGCTCTTGAATCTCAGTCATAAACTGGATGTACTTTTGCTCATAGAGAGCAGCACGTTCATCGAGGAAATAGTCGGCTGCATAGGTAAGCGCAGAGTAGATGATGAGGTCACTTGCTATCTTCGCCAGGATGTTCTCATCGGTGTCTGCGGTCATCGCAGGGAACTGGGCATAGTAGGTGACCGTCACTGTGCCTGAAGAGGGTTCTGGGCTTAGAAGGAAGCTCCCGCCCTCTCGCGTAAAGAAGTGGGGGGCACCGGCCTCTCCCGTCTTCTTCCTGGTGAGCAGCTCTGACATCGGTAGACGTTCTAACGCATGGTTGTCGTAGTAGATGCTGATGGCTTCCAAGAAGTCATTGGGGACCAGGATGTAGGAGGTAGCAGCGGTGACCGTGTAGTTGTAGCGTTTCTCCATTGCAGGAATACGCAGGGACCGTTGAATCCTGGCTTCACCTTGCTCAATGAAGGTGTCAGCTAGAGCATCGGTGATATCACTGCGGTTCAGTAGTGCCTTAAAGTGAGTACGGAGGCTGCCTTTGTTCATAGGGTTTATACCTGTTTCTTGGTGGTGATGAACGCATCGAGGTTCTCTTGTTTTAGACGCGCAACAATTGCGTGAGCAGGTTCACTCATCATGTCAAAGCCTTCGCGTAGCCACTTCTCATGGACAGCAACAGGGACGCTGGCAACAGTCATGTACTCACCTTCGTTGAGTCCTTGAGAGGCCTCACGTTGCTTTCTGAGGCCATCTAGGAAGCTCTGAGGGATGTGTTGCGTTTGTTCGATGGTGAAGTTGCTATCGTCATTGTCATCCAGGACTTTCGTTTCTAAGCCGTGGATGGGGGTATCTTTTTTTCCAGTCGTAGTCGACATGGTTTCTCCTTTGTCGGGAATGAACAGTAAGATGCAAGTGGGACCCAGGTCCGCAGTAAGGAGAGCGGAACCTGAGAACCCAGGCCCCACCTGCAAATGGTTTAACTACCAGTCAGTCGATTAAGACAGACCAGTAATCATGCCGCTGTCACTGAAGTTGCTGTGCTTGACGGACAGCTCACCTACACAGAAATGTGTGTCGGCATCGCCATTCTTAGCTAGCAAGGTTCGAGTGAAGGGGCGTAGGACGCATTGCTTGAACATAGAGGGGTCAAGCAGGAATGCGTTGGTGGACAGTTGATTGCGATTGATGACTGTGCGTAATTCGCCAAACCATGTGTTCAGGCAGGTGCGCGAGTTCCTACCCCGTCCCTCTAAGGGACTGCTAATGCTTTCACATTAGAGCAGACTATCTCTTCATCCTTTATCGCTAAAGGAGCTAGGTGCTTCGGACCGCTTGGCCCTACGAGATTTCTCTCTAGTCGTTGAACCTTCCTCTTAATACAAGAGGCTCGGCTGCTGATTGCCCTCGTCATAACACGTTAGGGGTTCCCGGCAATTCTCCTAGTTACAACCGTAGATTACTCCACGGCGGCCCTTAATAAATCAAGGCGTCAGTATAACTTCTATTACATTAACAAGCGTCTTAGCGTCGATTTCCCTATTGCGACCTGTTGCTGTTGCAAAGTCTGCAACGATAGTCGCATCGGCAGGCTTAATCATCAGCACAGATGGTTCACTGCCGTTTTCATAGCAGGTCTGGTGGAGTTCCAGCAGCTTGGTTTCAGATAAGGGGTCGGTGGCAGCACTACCAGCGTCAAGCGTAGTGCTGATTTGCTGTGACACAGAAGCCATCTTCCGGGCGGTAGATGCACCACCGGCAACAGCTGCCTGGTCAACTCCGACCATCGCTGTTTCAACGTCCAGCTTGAGGGCCTTCAGTGTTTTAGCTAGAGCGTAAGCAGTTTCTTTTACTCTACCGTGAGTCTTCAAAGCATCAACGGTAGCCGCCACTTTGAAGGCTTCACCGATGATTTGAGTGACGTTAGAACGCATAGTAGGTTCACCTACCGCAGTTGTTGATGCGTCTGCACCCTCAACTAAGGCATTGACACCTGCTGCACGAATGGAATCTTCCATGAATTCAAAAGTTCGAGCGTGTACCTTCTCGGACTTTATCATCGACTGGAAGGGTGTGGAGGTCACTTATGTTCAAGTAGACTCGTTAGTTTCTACTCCGTCCCTCTGAGGGACTGCTGTATGTTTCCATACAGGTCAGACTATATCTTCACCCTCTGTATAAGAGGGGCTAGGTGCTTCCACTCACTTGAGTGTACTCCCGGATGGGATAGTCGTTGAACCTTCCTCTTAATATAAGAGGCTCGGCTGCTGATTGTCGGCAGCTACCACGCTACTACGAGTTTCCAGCAATTCTCCTAGTTACAATCCCAGATTACTCTGAGACGGCCCAGCTATCTAGGCGAGATGTTGGCGATGGTGGACGATACGTCCTCGCTTAATCCCACAACCGTATAGGATTGAAGTGTAGCCATAAGGCTTGTTCCTTGTGTTGGAAATTAGACTTGAGGCATCACTCCCAGCCAGACATGATGACATCTGCAATGTTGTCGAGGTCATTACCGTTGGCTCTAAGTTTCTCCACTTGCTTCTGCTGACGTTGTCTCTTAATGTCAGCTTTTGATGGTGGAGCTTTC